AGCGATTACAGGGATTTCGAAAAGGAAATCGGAGATTATCTCAAAGAAAACCCAATCCTAGCACAAACACACGAAGGGATTGAAACAGCTTATTACGCCGTTAAAGGAAAAAACGTCGACAAAATTGCTCAAACGAAAGTGAAAGAAACAGAGGCTACTTTCAACGAGAAGGAAAAAATAAAGGACACAGCATTTGTGGAAGGGGCGAAACATTCAGAATCACCAGAGGCAAAAGAAGCTTCTACGGAAGAACTTTTAAATCTATCTCCAGAAGAATGGTCAAAACTTCCAGAATCAGTAAGGCAACAAGTCTTACAAAGTCTTGAAAAATAATTCTCTAGTAGTCTCGGAAACTAGAGGAATATAGTGGGAACTTACACAGCTATAAATCCTAACACTTCCACTCAAGTAGATTATGCGATTCCAGAACTTTGGGCCAAAGAACTTTTGGCCGAAGCGGAAAAGCAAATGTTTTGGAAAAACTATGAGGGAGCACAAGGCTCTGGGATGCCAGTTATCCGTAAAGATGACTTGACAAAACAAGCAGGTGACCGCATTCACATCCAAACAATTTCTAACTTGACTGGAACTGGTGTTACAGGAACAAGCACTCTAATTGGTAACGAAGAACTTCTATCACTTGGACAAATCTCAGTTGTACCTAACTGGTTAAGACACGCCGTTGGTGTTAATAAAGACGCCGAAGTTAAAGCTAACTTCGATATCCGTAACACAGCCAAACAACGTCTATCTTACTGGTTATCTGACAAGATGGACCAAGCGATGTTCACAACAGCTACAACTTCACCTACATACACAATTTATGCCGGAGACGCTACGTCAACAGCTACATTGGGTTCAGGTGACGAACTTGATTGCCTAGCAATAGACAAAATCAAGTATGAGCTTGAAAACAACAAAGCTCTTCCTATCAAAACAGAGAACGGTAACGAATACTTTATTCTAGTTATTTCTCCTGCTGACGCTTACTACTTAAGACAAGACTCAACTTGGAATCAAGCGCAACGTGACGCAAACATTCGTGGTGAAACAAACCCAATCTTCTCAGGAGCTATGGGTGTTTACAACGGTGTTATCGTCCGTAAATCGCATAATGTTCCAGTTTCGTCTTCTAAGTCTAAGTGTGTAGCGTTCGGTGGAGAAGCGTTCGCGCGTGGGTATTCATATACTCCTGACTGGAACGAAGAAGAACAAGACTATGGATTTATCTTTGGTGTTGCAACGAAAGTCTGCTACGGCGACGCTCGTGCAGTCGAAGTAAATACAGCAGTTGTTGAATGTTACGCAGCCGCACCTGTATCTTAGGATAAGGCACTAACAACTTAATAATATGGGGTACTTGGTACCTTAACATACCGTAGCTGACTAGTTCGGCTACGGAAGTTAGGGGGAAAATGGTAGAAATTATTATTATTCGTTATAACAATAAAGACGTTGAAGATAAGTGTATTGATTGTGTGCGCAAAAACACTGACTATCCATATACCTTGACAATTTACGATAATTATGTTAAAAAAGAGTCTTTATCCGTGGTCTGGAACAGGATGATAAAAAAATCCAAATGCGAACATATCTGTCTACTAAACTCTGACTCGTTTGTTACAAAAGGTTGGCTAACAGAGATAATGAAAGGTTTTTCTGAAAACGTAGTAGCCGTTGGCCCTAGTGGAGAGAATGTTTTTGGCCCACAGTCAGAAAGAAAGGCTAGTGGTTACCAGGAAACAGACACATTATCTGGATTTTGTCTGGTAATAAAAAACATAGGAATAAATTTTCCTGAAGAAATAGATTTTTACGGGAATG